CCGACATCACGGTGTCCGTTGCCGGCGCTGCGGCGAGTCTGACGAAGTTCGCTGCAGCCACCCGTGCGGCGGCCGCCGGCACCGGGGCGATGGCAGTCGCAGCTCGCGGAGCCACGGCGCTGTTCGGCCCGCTTGGCGTTGCGGTGGCCGCCGTCGTCAGCATCTTCGCCGCGTACACCAACGGCGTCCGGCAGGCGGACAAGACGACCCGCGACTTCATCGACTCCCTGCAGAAAGCGCGGCAGGTTCAGTCCACCACCGACGCCGACAAGGCGCAGCGCGACCTCAACGAGCAGTTGCGCGAGTCGGAAGAGCGCATGTCGCGTTACGTCAAGCTGAAAGACGACGCGTACAGCCTCAACCCAATCCGCAACCTCACCGCCGCAGCGAAGGGCCTCAACGAGGACGTCGTGCTCCGCAGCGAGTACGAGAACAAGATCAACGCCGAGCTCGAACGTCAGCGCGCCATCCAGACCAACCTGGAAGCGCTGGAGAAGCGTCGCGGCAAGCTCGCTGCGCAGGAGGCCGAAGACCGTCGTAAGGCGGCGATGGAAACTGTGCCGACCACGGCAGTCGCAGAGAAGGCGGCCAAGGTGCCGAAGGGCCCGGACCCGGAAAGCGTGCGCGATCGCACGTTGAAGATGACCGAGGACCTGCGCGCCAAGCTCGCCCAGGTGGAGACGCAGGCCAACGCTCGCACGATGGAGCAGATCGAGCAGAACTACGAGTCGCGTCTGGCGATCATCAAGACGGAGGTGGCGAAGGCCGAAGTCGACATCGCTGCGATCCAGCGTGCCGCTGCTGCGTCGAACAAGGGTAAGGGCACCGACCTCACGACCGAACTGACGACCTTGAAGGGAGCGCTCGACTCGTACCGCGAAGCAGCCAACGAGCGAGCCAAGGAGGAGCGTTCGGTTGCGCAGATCAACCTGCGTGAGCAGGAACTGCAGAAGCTCATCGACGCGCGTGCCGCGAAGCTGGAGCTCATCAACACGATGCAGCAGACCGGTGCGATCACGACCGGCGAGGCGTGGGCCGAGTCCTTCCGCGCGAACGAAGAGTACAACGCGCAGATCCGGACCAACGTGCAAGAGTTCCTGGCGATGCTGCAGCAGATCGACCCGAACAGCGATCTGTACGTGCGCCTGGGCGTCGACAAGCTGATCGCCGGCCTGAAGCAGGCGCAAGCCGAGGCTGCAGCCACTGCGAGCACCGTCAAGCGCATCGGCCTGTACCTGGCGCAGGACGTGGCCTCCGGCGCTGCGGACGCCCTGGTGACGCTCGGCAAGGGCCTGGCTGGCGCGATCCAGGGTGCCAACAGCATGGGTGACGCCTTCAAGGGCGCGATGGACGCCTTCCGCACGTTCGCCGCTGACTTCCTGCAGCGCATCGCGCAGATGATTATCGAGGCCCTGATCCTGCAGGCGATCCAGAACGCGATCAACAGCAGCTCGGGCGGCTACGGGGCGGCGATCGGCGCGGTCTTCGGGGCGGCGTCTAAGCACCAGGGCGGCATTGCCGGCGGCGCGAGCGGCACCAACCCGACCCGCTGGGTCAACCCCGGCGTGTTCGCAGGCGCTGCCCGGTTCCACAACGGCGGTACGCCGGGCATGTCCTCGACGGGCTTGAAGTCTAACGAACTCCCGATCATTGTTGAGCGCGGCGAGGAGGTGGTCACTGCAGACGACCCGCGTCACATCAACAACTACCAGGGTGGGGCATCGGGTAACGCGGTCCCGCCGATCCAGAACAACATCATGCTCGATTCGCTTGAAGTGGTTCAGAACGCAATGGCCAGGCCAGAAGGGCAGAAAGCCTTCATGTCGTTCATCCGCGCAAACAAATCCGGCATCAAAGCAACGCTCGGCTCATAGGAGACAACCGTGGCAACAACTACCGGCACCGCAGACAACCATTTCGATCTGCTGACCAAAATCCGAGATTACCTGGTCGGCACTGTCGGGTGGACGCAAGTCGGGGGCACCTCGTCGGGGCCGATCAACGACCTGGCGCAGTTCGTGTCCCTTCGCGGTCCGGGTCTCTCCGGCGACGACCAGATCCTGGTCACGATGCAGCCGTTCAGCACAGCAGCGAATAACGCTTACTCGATTCGCGTGCGCGGCCATACGGCGTACACGACGCCCGGTACGTCTCAGCCCGGCGCTGACTCGAACTGGTGTTACCTGCTGACGCTCAACTCGCCGATGAGTTACTGGATCGTGGCCAACGGCCGACGCTTCATCGTCGTTGTCAAGAACAGCTCGCGCTACGACGCCATGTACGCCGGCTTCATCTTGCCGGAGCATCTGCCGAGCGATTGGTCGTACCCGCTGTTTATCGGCGCGTCGAGTTACACCGGCTCGCAGTCACAAGCGAACGATGAGCACTATCACTCCAACTTCTGGTATCCGGTAGCCACTAGCGCGCTCAACACTGCGAGCGGGTCGTCCTACCTGTTCACCCCTATGCAGGCTTGGGCGGTTATTCGAGACGGTTACCCAGGGTCGAGCAGCGTCACCAATACCGACACCGGACGAATGACCATCCCCTGGTCGCGCATCTGCCTGCAGAACGTGCGTCGCCAGATCGATGGGGACCCTTGGTTCCGCCGTGGTCAGATCGTCGCCGTCAACCGCGATTCGGCAGGGTCGATCGACTCGCAAGTTCCGGAAGGCGGCGTGTTCTATGGGTCGTTCGATGGCGTGTTCTACACCCCCGCGTTCGGCGCTACCGCAGAGCAGGAGTCGGTAGTGGGCGGCGTTACCTACAAGATGTTCCCGAATATCGGTCGCACCTCTGACGGCCAGTTCGCCGCGATCGCAATGGAGTAATGACAGTGGCCTTCCAAACTTCGACCTCTATCGCGTCCAACGAACTCCTTGTAGACGCTATCGCTACGTTCGCTGCAGCCAACGGGTGGACGATCGAGAGCAACACGCTCGTCGCCGCAGTCCGCACGGTGACCTTGCGTAAGCCCGGCGTTAGCGACTATATCCACATCTTCACTACCTCCACCAACCAGATCCGCATGCGCGCGTCGACCAGCTTCGACCCGGCCTTCCCCCCTGGCCAACAGGTAGGTGTGACGCCCGCCGACTGCCAGGTCAACAACCTGTTGGGTCCGTACCCGAATGTGTGGTTCTTCGCCAACGGGGACGAGATCAACATCGTCGTTCGTCGCTCGGACACCACTGGCGCGTATTCGCACATGGCGTTCGGCGTGCTGACTAAGTACGGCACGTTCAACGGCGGCACGTTCATCGACGGGTCTTACTTCAACCCGACCGGCTCCAGTAGCGGAAATTGGGACGCTAACAACGACCACGCGCTCTTCGGCTACGGCAACAATGCTTATGGGTATATCCGGATCGACGCCGACTCCCTGGTCAATAAGTGGTTCCCTATCTGCAACACGAGCGCTGCTGACATTGCTTTCAGCGGTGTGGGTCCTCTCGGCTCCGCCAACATGTACTCGGCCAACCAGCTTGGTCCGACGTACGACCTTGGTCGGCTTATCAACGGCGCGGACGATAACGTCTTCAGCGGCCGCAGCATCCTGCACGTGATTGACATCATGTTCCGCCGGCAAGGGACTCCGGTGTACCTCAGCCCGGCCGGGTATATCTCCAACACGCGATACGTGTCGCTGGCTAAGTTTGACCCGGAGCAGGAGCTCTCGATCGCTGACGAAACGTGGATGGTGTTCCCCGTGGTTCGCAAGGGCGCAGAGTCGAGCACAAGCGGAGCGCCTAACGCGTCCGCCAACAACGGCTACGCGATCCGAAAGGTGGCCTGATGGCGACGATCACTCCACTGCCTATTGTCGCCCAGGGGCCGCAGAACACGAATGTCGCAGCGCCGCGCACCGTCATCCCCATCTCGGCAGGGTTTGTCGGTGTCGCGCGCTACCCGTCGATCTTGGTGAGCGGGCCTCCGAACACCAGCAACCCAGGTGTTCCTGTCCAGCCGGTGCTGCCCGGCAATAAGACGTACACGAGCTTCGACGACTGGTACTACCGCATCCACATCGTTCCTACGTCGATCTCCCTGGGCAATCTGAGCGGCGACGCTACTCGCCAGGTGTTGGTGTGGAATGCGTTCTTCACCGACGTGCAGCTGCAATCGTTCGGCTTGTTTAACGCTGACGGCATCACCGCGACAGAGCCTGTATCTCCGCCAGCCGCCATCGGCCCTCTGCGTACTTTGACGTACACGATCAACGTGTCGGCCACTGGCCCGTCCGTCATCGACGCGACCATCATCTGGACGATCGACGGCGTCGACTACGTCGTACCGATCACCGGCCGCCGCAGCGTGCTGTTCCCGTTCCGACCGAACTGGGCCGATCGTGTAAGCGAGACGCTGAGCTGGACGACTACGGTGACGCGCGCCTGGAGCGGCAAAGAGCAGCGCATGAGCATCGCGCGC